GTTTACCAATCTTGCCATCCTTGTTTGCATCTAATTTTTTTTGTCCACCTTTTAACTTAGATGCTTTTTTCATTTTAATTTTATATTTCATTGTTGCCATTATACTAACCCTCTCTTTCTTTTTTTTCTTGGAAACCCAGCTCTCATATTTGAATATGCTTTCTTTGTAATTGTACTTTTAGACTTTGGCCTGGAGGTACCAGACTTTTTTCTTTTGTTTATATTCTCATACAAAGACACTAGCTTACCAATCCTTTCTTTCTTTTTGATCTTAATAGATCTTTATCAGCTTTTCTTGCACCACCTTTACCAGTCGCAAAACTCCGAACTCGGCCAGCTGCCCAAGCATGAGCTGATACATTCCTACTACCGCTGGAATAATAGGCCCCCAATCCCCTAGAGTAAACTTTACTCAATGTAGATTTGGATATTCCACTTGACTTGGAATACTTTGCTATAACATCTGCTTTACTCATCCTCTTGCCCTCTTCTTACTAATCTCATCCATCATAGCAGCTGTTAATAAACCTTTCTTATATAATCTTCTTGTTCTCAATATCTCACTCTCTTTTGCTTTAGGGTTCTTTGCACCAGATAAATATTTTAATGGTACTCCCTTTTTACTCTTCGGAACTTTCGGAAACTTTCTGCTCATCCTCTTGCTCCTTTGGTTTTCTAAATTTTGGATTTCTTATATAAACTTGTTCATGACTATCCATAAGACATTAATCCTTTCTTTCTGGATGATCTTTTCTTTTTTTTATTTTTAGATTTTTTATGATAGCCTGGCATTACGCACTCCCTAACTTAGATCCAGTATCTCTTGGATTTCTTATTGGTGAATAATCTGAACCAGTAGTCAATGCAGTATTCTGAGATGTTGCCATTAACTGAGTTCTTTTTCTTGATCTTCTTTTTAATTTTCTAGGAGCAACTTTTTTTTCTACTGCATCAGTTTTTTTTGCTACCTCAACTCTTCTCTCTGCAATAGGAGAACTTGGAGCTACTACCTTTTTAATTGGTGATACTACTTTTCTAATTATTCTTGGAGCTCCTCCCATTATGTCATCATCCTTTCATCTTTCATTGGATCTCTCACACTAGCCACATCAGTAAGTGTTGTACCTACTCCTAAAGCTGGTAAATCTCTATCTTGAGAATAAAGTAATCTACCACCTTTTCGTCTAGTACGAGATCTTGCTGCAAGTTTTCTTATTTCTTTTTTTTCATTTGCCTCTGCTCTTCTATCTCTCTCATTCAACAAATCCTCATTCCTCTTCATCTCTGGTGGAGGAGTGTACTTAGGAGTTTTAAACAAGCTACCCATTATCTTTTACCTTTACAACATGGTGTATAGAAACAAGTACCCATACAGAATACTAAGCAAACCCATTTTCTAAATATTTTTTTTAACATATTAAAATAACCTACTATACATTATCATGTCTTTTT